ACATCCTGCTTTTGAAATGAATGCAGGTGCTGGAGATAACATGTCACATCCATTTGTAGCATTAGCAGGGCGAGTTGATGTTAGAGTAATAGGCCAAGTTAATAAAGGAGATAGACTAGTAACCAGTGATGTACCTGGTGTAGCAAAAGTAACAGATGCAGAGTTTTCCAATTGGGAAACAGTAATAGGTAGAAGTCTAGTTAATAAAGATACAGAAGAAGAGGGTCTCATTGAGATAATTGTGGGAGTAAAATAACGTGACAATTGCAACAGGTAGCCTAATAACAGCTGCTGATTATAATGCACTAGCAACGTTAATTAACAAAGTATACGACGACATTTATTCAGGAGCAACACCGGTAGATCCGACAACTAACGCATCCACCATTGCGAACTATAAGTTTGGATGGGGAGGTACCGCTGTCACTGCTGTTTCAATAGGCGAATTAATTACCGACGAACAATTAAATAATATCATTTGTCGTGCAAACATTGGTGTGGATATAACAAACAATACACCAACAAATTTAACATACGTTGATCAACATATGTTAATTACTGCCGCAGATTGGACAACAGTAGATGCTGTATTAAATTTATTGATTACTAATAAAAATAATATGGATCCTACTGAACAGACTGTTACAAGTCCACAAACAGCAGGCAACGGCGTATCTAAAACAGTTAGAACAACAGCATGGGGCGCGGCTCCAGCTGCTACTGCAATACTAGATTGCGTGTTTGATGTAGATTTTACATCGTATGATAAAGCACGACACTTTTTTAATTCAGGTGGACAACATCATATCTTAGGATATGGTTCCGGTGGCAGTACAGTTGCATATGGACAATGGATTACGCTTTTTAGCCAATTAGGTACAGTTGCAATTACTTTAGATAATACAACACAAACTGGCACAGGTGGTACATCAACAAATAAAGGATTTTATGATTGCATCGTGGGCGATCCTACTAATTTAAGTGCGGCAGAATGGACCTTGTTATTCACTAGTGGTTCCGGTTCGGGCGCATATGGTAGTTATGGTAGTTATAGTGGTGCATACGGATGTTATGCCGCATATGCCGCATATGGAGGATATGCATCTCTTGGATTAAGAATATATGGAATGTTAAGCACTACCGGAGATAAGTTTCATATTAAAGTAACACTAGATAATACTGCTCTTTGTACAACAGTTGACGGCACAACAACAATAGAAGTACAAGAACGTAAATTAAATAATCAAACTTGTACTACAACTACAACGGTTTCTACACCGTTTACTGTAAATTTAACACCTTATGATCCTCAATATTCTATTGGTAACGCATTATAATAATTAAATTTTCTTGACTTATCTAAGAAAACCATATACAATATAATAATACATATTCATTGGAGGTACAATCGTGGAAGATCGGCTACGTCGAGCCTTAGAATTTTCAAACTATAGGCAAACATTACATATTCAAAGAGAAAATGTAAAACAAAGATACAATAGTCAATTACAATTAATAGTTGACAGTGGTGTATTTTATGCAGAAAGAGATTTAATATCTTTTGTTAATACATTAATAGAAACAAAGAATGAGTCAGCAATTATAATTGATAGTAAAAATAATCCTATAAACATCGAAAATTTAAAAGAATTTAGAGAAAGTTTATTAGAAGCATATCATCAAGCAAGTAATGAATTATATGCAGAACATAGACGGTTAAAGAAAAGTAGAAATGTAAAGGCCATTATAGAATGGGATCAACCAGAGGAATAGAAACTGGTGTTTGTATGTTTGCATACAACAATGAAGAAATAGATTATGCTAATTTAGCAATTATTGCCGCTCTTCATGTTAAAGCAAATATGAAACATAATAAAGTTGCATTAATATGTGATCAAGGAACAGCCGGACATATAGAATGGAAGTTCGATAAAAAATTAATAGATACAGTATTTGATTATATTATAATTGATAATATAGAAAGTCCTTTTAGAAATACAAGAGTACATCATGATTCGCCTTGGCACACATTTACTGCTCCATTTAAAAATCAAAATAAACATCAAGTATTAGACTATTCGCCATTCGATAAGACACTATTAATAGATACAGATTATCTTATTGGTAATGCTAATCTGGATGCAGTATTTGATATAGATGCGCCCTTACAAATGTATAACAGTGCAACAAATTTAGAATTTAAAGACCCACATCCTGATGAAATACGACTACGACATAATGGCGTAGGCATGTGGTGGAGTACTGTTATCTATTTTGATAAAAGTGATTTTTGTAGATTATTTTTTGATCTATGGGGACATATAAGAGACAATTATGACTTTTATAAATTTAGATATGGTTTCCCAGGACATCTATATAGAACAGATTATGCAGTATCAATAGCAATTCATATTTTAAATGGAATGATTGAAAATGAAGGATTAATACAAACCCTTCCAGGAGAGTCTATGCGTTATATGGATCAGAAAGATGACATTGTTAAAATACAAGATAAGAACAAGATATTATTTTTGTCTAACAATAGACAAGAAAACTGGAAGGATTTATTAATACAATGCACAGATGAAAATATTCATGTTATGAATAAGCGATCGATCGATAGACATTCAGATCGATTAATGGAAATTTATTATGGAGGATAAAGGTGTTATAATTTTTGCACACAATAATGATAGTAGTGAACGTGATTATTTGTTTAGTGCGTGGGCATGTGCAAAAACAATTAAAAATGAAAATGCAAATATTCCTATTAGTTTGTTTACAAAAGATAAAGATTTTCTCGAAGTACAACATATAGAAGATATATATGATCATATTATAGAATTTCCGTTCGGTGATGCAGGGCACGAAGATAACAATACATTAACAAATCTTTATCAAATATACTATGTGACACCGTATAAACAAACATTAGTATTAGATGCTGATACTTTAGTATTAGGAAAATTAGATGGTCTTTTTGCAGCTGCAAGAAGGCATGATTTACTTTTCCCTCATGCTATAAAGGATTTTAAAAATATTAAACATGATGTTGATAATAAGATAGAAGCAAAAAATAATCTACCGCAAATCGAAACAAGTATCTGGTATTTTAATAAAAACATTATCGAAAGTACAGAACGCAATGCATCTTTTCACGATGATAAAGAACGTGCTGAAAAGATTGCCAGAGGTGATATTAAAGTAACAATAGAAAATAATATAGAACCTTTTTTTAATCTATTAGAATTATATCTCCGAAATCATAATACTGTATACAAACAATTTGAAAATGATAGACCTGCAGAATATGATAAAAACTTTCTTGTCAGTGTTGCAGTCGACAATTTAGATTTAGTAAATGATATTATTGATCATGATATTTTAACATATACAGATCTTTCTCTAATAGATAACGACTGGTATAAAAATTTAAACTATTGGATCAAAGACGGAAAATTAAAAATAGAAAACTATAATGTAACCGGAATAATTCATTATGGTAAACACGCATTTAATTATGGAGAACTCGATCAACTTGCAAGACAAGGGCAAATCTAATATTGAACTAGTTCCTAGTAATAAACAAAAAGATTTTTATGTATTTTATGACGAATACAATGGAAGTATTTCTAGTATTACTACACAAAAACAAAGTAAAAATCAAGATCCTTATATAATAGATACTACAGGTTTAGCAAAACAAATTTTAGAAGGTACAAAAGGCATTGGTAAATGTGCAGTAGGTTATAAAGATTACGAAGCAAATGAATTAACAGTACTCGAAAAAACTAATTTAATTAACTTCGTTAAGCGAGATGCAGAATTATATATAGTACCTATAAGACAAGAACATAAGGGTATTACTTTTGTTTATTATAAAGATAGTCAATTATTAGAAATAGAATTTAATGCTATAGTATTAGGCAACTATAACAGTATGCTATGGCGGAATCAATTCAAATTAGCGTTCGATGAACAGTTTATAATTTATCTAACAGATAAAAAAGATCCGGATCAATTGGAAGCAAGATTTGTATTTCCATTAGCAAATATATTTGAAGAAGGATCGGTTCTCGTTCCAAACTTTACTATATTTGATCCAGCCAAAATGGACATTTGTATAAAGAGGCATTTTCGCGACTATAGTTTAATTATAAGAGATAAATTTATAGAAACAGATTACCACAGAAATAAATTAGGAAGACTTAATATGGTTAAAGAATTTATAGAAGGAGAACCTTCTCACATAGATTTAATTCAAGAAGATGATGCAAGTATAATGGTTGATAGTCATTTAATGAATACAAAACAAGTAGGACAATATGAAAAGCAACTTAAATTTTATATATGTAACGGAGAAGATCCAGATGAATACGAAGGTGCATTAACATTCGATTGGGGAGATTTAATTCCTAAAAAGTTAAAGCATTATAACTTACCTCATAATATAAAATTAGATAATAAGTTACTTTTATATGATGGCACTAAACTTAAAATAACATTCAGAGAGGAAAACAATCATGTCGAAAATACCGATAACTGAATTTGATGTTATATTCATATCATACGACGAACCAAATGCAGATGAAAACTATGCAGACTTATTAGACAAATGCCCTTGGGCAAAACGTTCACACGGTGTTTGGGGGAGTGATGCGGCACATAAAGCCGCGGCGGCCTTATCCGAAACAACTCGGTTTGTTGGTATTGATGCAGACAATATAGTTGATCCAGACTTTTTTAGTATAGAATTAGATACTAATAAAATGACCGAAGTGGATGTAATATCTTGGGCAGGAAAAAATGAAGTAAATGGTTTAGTGTATGGCAACGGCGGTATTAAGTGTTGGCCGGTTAACGTAGTAGAACAAATGCGAACACATGAGGCAGTACCGGAAGAAGATCAACGTAACCAAGTTGACTTTTGTTGGGACTTACATTATTTGCAAATGAATAATATATATTCATACGTTAAAAATAATGCATCACCTTATCAAGCATTTAGGGGTGGCTTTAGGGAAGGAGTTAAATTAAGTTTAATGGATGGTGCTCCTGTTAGTAGAGAACGATTAAAGCAACTTAATAGAAACAATTATAAACGATTACTTATATGGGCATCGGTTGGTGCAGATACATTAAATGGTCTATGGGCAATATATGGTACAAGATTGGGTTGTCAAATGGTTAATGTATCGCGCGATACATGGGAATGGACTAACGTGCGTGACTTTGATTGGATTACTAAATTTTGGGAAGACAACGTTGTTAATAAATTTGAAGGCGGTGATGACATTTGTGCTAAAACAGGTTACCGTTGGAATAGACAACTGTTATTATCTGAAATAAAAGCACTTGGATTAGAATTGCGCCGTGAAATAGATTTTGAAATTGCAGACTTAGACGAAGTGGGTAGTAGATTCTTTAAGGCAACGTATGTTAATCCTAGTAGACTTGGATCTCTAATTAGAGAAAGTAATGTAGAATTCTATATAGATGATAAGGGAGAAAGAAGGGAACCATTATAATGGATACTTTTGATGACGGTCTTCTTGTTTTAACCGAAAATTGGTCGAAGCCAGATCCTTGGGAAAATAAAACATATAAAAGAATTAGTATGACTAATCTTAAATTGTTAGAAATAAATTTTAGAGGATGGTTTTGTCCTATAGAAACACAAATTATATGTATTAATCCGGACGGTTCTATAATGAGTGGTGTTTGTGGAAACTTTACTCATACTAAACGATCGGCACCATGGTGGGGATTAGAAAAATTAGAAGATGGTGCTTCAGGCGGAGCATGGTATCAAAAACATAAATGCATTTTCAAACAAAATAGTTGTTCTTGTGATTCCGATATCTATATATCTAAGGCTATAAACAAAGATACCTATGAGTGGTTTTTGGGCAATAAACCATATCAAGTAAGACAGGACGGACATGTTCCACTCGAACATTATGGTAGTTTGCCCGAAGTAACAGAAGAAGATAAAATTATTGCAATAACATCAAAAGGTGCAGACATTCAAGAAGTACATTTTCATATAGGAAAGCGTTGTAATTTTAATTGTAGCTATTGTCCGCCAAATGATGTTCATGATAATCATTCTGCAGATATACCAATTGATATATTTAAACGTACATTAGGTTTAATAGAACCTTTAATAATTAAAAATTCACCTAATAGGCTTTTCATAACAGGAGGAGAACCTATGCTGAATCTTAAATTGCTAGATATGGTAAAATATATAAACAAATATTTAAATTATAAAGAAGTAATTATTAATACCAATGGTACTGCAACACTCTCTAGAATGATAACATTATTACAGCATGATGTTTCATTATATATATCGCTTCATCCTGAATTTACTAAAAAAAGTTTGATTAATAAAATAGCAAAATTATTAATTAGCGCCGAAAAATTAGAAATAGCAGATAGAATATTAATAAAAGTAATGGGGGATAAAGTTAATGAATTTAGCCAACAAGTAAGGTCTATTATTCCTGATCAATTTGATGTATTATATTATCCTATTTATGGAGTAGAATTAAGTTCAACAAAGTTTAGTAATATAACAACAAAAACATATGTAGAAATGAAAGAGCATGATATAGATCCTAATTATATCAAATGGTGGAAACCATTTGAGGCACCATGGGAAAAGAATGAAAAAATATAATGTAATTGTTACACAACATAATGACTTTGTACAGAATGTTTGGTGTGGTTATAAATCTATTAGGATAGAAATAGAATGATTAAAGATAAAGGTATTAATATACCAGTTAGTTTAGCAGATGCTCAACATAATCCAGGAGAACCCGGAAATACTATGTGTCTATTACCATTTATGCATTTGCATACATGGCCTGGGGGACATGTATTTCCTTGTTGTGTATATGACTCTAGAACTCCAATTGGTAATATGAACGAAGCTAGTTTAGAAGAAATATGGAATAATGATGAAATGAGAACATTAAGAAAACAGTTAGTTGAGGGCGAAGTGCCTCCTAATTGTCATAGATGTTTTCAACGGGAAGATGAAGGTATAAGCAGTTTTAGATTATATCGAAATCAAGTATATTTTAATAAAGACACAATAAATGCAGTACATAGTGCAATAGAAAATGATTATAGGATCGAAGATTTTCATTTATATTATTGGGATTTTAGAAATTCTAATTTATGTAATATGACATGTAGAACATGTGGCCCAGAATTAAGTAGTAAATGGCATGAAGATTATAAAGCAATTATGGAAGAATATAAGTATCCAGACAAACACGGATTAGTCGAAGCACATGGAGAATCATTGAATGAAATTCATGATATTATTAATCGTGATGTGGATAAGGTTATGCATGTATATTTTGCTGGGGGCGAGCCGTTGATAAATGACATGCATTATTATATTCTTAATAAATTAATAGAGCATGAAAGATTTGATGTAACAATAAGTTATAATACTAATTTATTGCATTTGCAATATAAAAATTATGATCTAATGGAACTGTGGGATAAATTTAATAAGGTAGAAGTATGGGCAAGTATAGATGCAATAGGACCAAAGGCTGAATATATAAGACGTGGTACTAATTGGCCTAAAGTAGAAGCAAATTTAAAAACCTTAGTAGCAAATAAACATATTAATCTGAGAGTAACACCTGTCATTAGTATTTTTAATGTATTACATATACCCGAATATATAAACTATATGGTAGATATAGGAATGAATATAACACAAATAGGGTTTCATAATATATTATTAGATCCATTACCATATCATATGTCAATGTTACCTGGATCTATAAAAATGCAAGTACGAGAATTATATACACAATTTATAATAGATAAGCAAAATGAAGGATATAGTGAGATCGCAGTGGAATTTTTAGCCGATAGATTATCCAGTATACAAAATTATTTAGATGTTGATATAGGAGATAGACTTTCTAGAAAGAAACATGCTCAAAATTTTTTATATTTAACAAAAACATTAGATCATGTTAGGAATGAAACTTTTCTAGATATCTTTCCCGAATTAAAAGATTATTGGGATACGTGTATGGAACTTCCTTTACCCCAATGGCGTGTAAAAAAATACATGGATTATAATCGAGCAAAAAATGTTTGACGTATTTTTTATAAGTTACCATGAGCAATATGCTGACGAAAACTTTGAAGCATTGTTAGATAAAGCACCTCTTGCAAAAAGAGTAGACAATGTCAGAGGTATATTTAATGCACATAAACAAGCTGCTAAATTAAGTAAAACAAAAATGTTTTATGTAGTGGATGCCGATGCTGTATTAATAGAAGATTTTGAATTTGATTATCAGTTAACCGAATTTGATAAAACATATAGAAACGTTTTAAAAACAAACTGTGTCCATACTTGGCGAGCATTAAATCCCATTAATGATTTAGTATATGGCTATGGTGGTGTTAAATTATTTCCTACTAAAGGATTAAAAAATGCAACTAAATGGAATGTAGACTTTACAACATCTGTAGTTAAACATTTTATACCAATACCAGAAGTTAGTAACATAACTGCATTTAATACAGATCCTTTTAATACATGGAAAAGCGGATTTCGAGAATGTGTTAAACTATCAAGTAGTGTAATAAAAAATCAACATCCGGACACAGAAAAAAGATTAGATATTTGGTGTACAATAGGCGACGATAGATTGTATGGAAAGGATGCTATAGCAGGTGCTATTGCAGGACGCAAGTATGGTAAACAACATGAAGGTGATATAGACGCATTAAGTAAAATTAATGACTATGATTGGTTAAAAGAACAATATGCAATTACGTGATACATGGTATAATACACGCGGTATAATAACTGCAATTATAGCAAATCCTAATGAAAATTGGACAGACATGTTTAGTCTAGGTCAACTTGAAAGTAAATTTTGGATAGTAGAAGAACTAGAAGCATTAAATGTAAATCTAGGAACTGTTTTTATATGCGGAGGATGGTTTGGTAGTTTAGCAAATATGATCTTTACTAGTAATGTACAAGTAGATAAAATTAGATCGTTTGATATAGATCCATCTTGTCTAGAAATAGCAGAAGCAATGAATAGAGATTATGTTATAGACAAATGGAAATTTAAAGCAGTTACAGAAGATATGTATAATATAAATTATACCGGACATACTTATAACACAACCAGATGTACATCACCGTTTGCATATGATAGTACAC